GACGACGGCAGGCGAAACCGTCCCTGTCTTACTGAACTCGCCATAATATTGCTGCTGCTCTATGGTCGGACGCACGAATATTTCGCCATTTACCGCATCGGCTGCCAGAACAGCCGCCACCGGGATTACGTTGTCGGGCGCGGTCGGTTTCGTCGCCGTAAACGCACCAGCCACCGTGGGGCTGGCATACAGAATGTCACCGACCGAGAACGCGCTGGTGTCGATCCCACGCACATGCCCCCAAGTGGTGCAGTAGCCCACCTCGCCGCTGTCGGGCAGATCATGCGTCAGCACGCCAAGAATGTAGAGCGACGACAGTGTGCCATCGGCCAGATATGGCGTGACCGAAAGCACGTTGTTAGCCCCAACGCCGGCAAACCCAACCACCGTGCCGTTGGGGATCATCACGCCCGTCATGTTCTCGACGCGGGCGTAATACTCCAGACCGATCTGCTGCACCACGTCGTATTCCATGCCCAGATCCAGCGTCTGGTCGGCATCGTTCCAAGCCAAGCGGCGAATGCGCGAGACGTGCGGCGGCGCAATGTTGAAATCGATGTAGTCGGTCTGCGGGCTTTGAAACGGTGCAGGCGCGGTGGCCACCAGATCGGCCAGCCGCTTGCCATCGGTGGCCTCAGACAGCGCCACCTCGGCCACATTGCCAGCCGCGCCAATGTTTATAAGAAGGTCAATGATTTCCGCAGGCGTATTTTGTCCTGCCACCACGAACAAACGCTCAATCGCACGGATTGCGTCCGGGTCATTCCCGACAAAGCGGGCGATCTGGTTTCGATTAAGCGGTGTCGGATCTGCCATCAGAATGCCAGCGGTTCGACCCGCGCCTCCAGCCGTGCCATCGCAAGTTGCGCCTCGCTGGTGCCACGGAACTTCTGCAAACGCCAGTTGCGCATGTGGCCCTGCTGAAGCCAGACCACCCGCTTGTTATACTCTCCCAGCTTACCCACGCGCGCAGGTTTCTCAACGCTGTAGGTCAGGCCGTCCGTTGAATAGCTGGTCCATACGGTCGGATCGGCGCCAGGCTGCACGCGGCCCGTCAGCGATACCAACTCCATGTCATGGAAGATCGCGCCACGGCTTTCGTTGTAGACGATGGTCGTGCCGAACTCCCATCCGATTGTCTCGCCCCAATGCGACGCGATGTTCTTGTCCAGATAGCCAACGTCAGTGTCGCCAGGCTTGCAGACGTTCCACCGATCATAGGCCCACACAGCATCGCAGACAGCCCATCGACCGAGGCCGACCAGCGAAGTGCGCAGGAAGAACCAGACAGGCTGCCCGACAGCCTGCGATCCTGCGGCATCGAACACAATGGTCTGGTCTGGCAAATGGATGTCGAGGAACTGGTGGCCCCCCTCGGTGCGCTCCTGCATAAACGAGGTGGAAAGCTGGGCTTCGGTATAGCCCGCAAGGATTTCCTCAATCTCGCGCGTGGCGATCTTTTGCACAGTGCCGTTGGCGCCGATATAGACCGAAATGTTTTCGTTGGTGCCACTGCCCATGAAGGCAATGTTTTCGCCCAGAACGCAGCAGGTGTGCGTGCCTAGAGTGCCTTTTTGCATTTGCGCGCCGGGGATGCGCTGGAACGGAAAGCCAGCCGTGCCGGTGTTGTCGAACACCTCGATGGTGTGGCGGTTCAGCGCGTAGATCTCGTTGCGCAGTTTCAGCAGGGCCTTCACCGGGTCAGGGTCAGCTTCCGAAGATCCATACTTCAGCGGATCGACGGCAAAGGGATTGTTCAATTCGGTGATGACGAGAAACTCGCCGTCGGTTGTCATAAAGTAACCATCGACCCAAACAACGGTAAGCGCCGTCCCAAGATCTGGATCAGTGACCTGCGCCAGCGTCGTGCCGTCGTAAAGATAGAGCCGACCGCCAGATGTCACGGCCAGATAGTCAAAGCTGTAGGTGAACGTCACGCGGCCACCGCTGCCGACATCGCCGATCATGATAACGGTGCCATCCTGCGCAACAGTCACCAAGCTGGTTCCCATGACGCGGTACAGCACGCCGTTCCAGTTGATGCCGCCCCGGTTGAACCCAGGCCCGTCACCAGTCTTCACAATGCCATCACCGGGGCGAAGATAGCCCTCCGAGATGCCCGTGGCCTTCGGCACAGGCACAAGGTTGACAGGATAGCTCGTCCGAAAGTCGGGCGAGCCATCCGTATAGATCCCGTTGATGATGCCGATCTGCATTAGCCGACCCGATACCAGGCGTTGGTGGCGGCATCAAACCGCATCGTAAAGAAAGCGTTGGCGGCGGCCAAAGTGGTGGGCGCGCCGGTGACAGTTCGACCCGCGCCCGAGACGGTCAGCGAGGAAACGATCTGCGTGCAGTTGACGCTCACCTCTTGCTTGTCGGTCGGCGCCGATGGCAGCACGATGGTGCCAGCCGCAAAGGTCGCCGTGGGCGTCAGCAACAGCCAAGTGTCGCCGGCAGCTACAGTCACCGAGAAGCCAGTGGCACTGGGTGCCGCGTATTGCGTCGTCAGCGAGCCAGGCAGCGTCAGGTTGTCCTGCATGAAGGTCAGCAGCAGGTTGATCGAGGCTTTGCGCGTGTCGCCGTTATTCGTGGACCAGACGGCGAGGAGATCGCCAAGCTGGATCGTGTCAAGCGAAGAAAGCTGGTTGATGTTGGTCATCGCGTCATTCCCATGTCAATGCGCTGTCCGGGCCAACCGTCAGCGGGTCAATTGGTTGACGCAGGAATGCGTCGTTGTAATAGCGCCAGCCCTTGTTGCCCTGGCCGCTCGGGATCGTCATGTTGCCAAGCTGCATTTCGGTCGGGAAGGTCGATCTGGATAGCAGCGCCTTGTAAGACATTTGAGCGTTGGCCTTCGTGTCTGGTGAAACTGTTTTACCATAACCCGGCGCGATGCGCACCGCCAGATTGAGGTGCATAGCTTCAAGCGCGTCATCAGGAACGCCGATCACTTGGTCCAGATCGCTGGCAGCGTTGGACGACGGCAGCGGATAGCGCAGGCGGATGCCCTTGCCGTTCCACGTTGCCATCATCGCGTCAAGGCGCTGCAAGGCACCTTCCAACTGCTGCGGGGCCAAGTCAAAGACATAGCCAGCGAGGCCGATCTCTTCGAATGCCCGGTTCACGATGTCGCGCTTGGTGTATGCCATCACAGAGCCTCAGATTTGCGCGTGTGGCCACGCTTTGGTTTAGCCTTGGCCTCGGGTTCAGGATCTTGCGCAGCACCGCTGGCGGCTGCGATAGCCTCGCGCACGGTGAAGTGCCAGCCAGCCTTAACGGTGGCTTCAATCTCGTCATCTTCCACGATGCACAGATCAAACGTCTCGGTCGCGCTCCGCTTGAACGCGCCGGGAGATTTGTAAAGCATGGTCGTCATTTTTTGCCCTTCTTGGCTGTCTTGGCCGATGCCCTGAATGCGGCTGCGGTCGGCGCGCCCTTGGTGCCAGGCTTGCGCATCTTCTCGCCAGATCCGGCCTTGATGCGGGCTTTTTTGGCTGCGATGTTTGCGTAAAGACCACCCGGCATTATTTCTTCCCCTTCGGCGCTTTCGACGGCTTGCCAGCCTTCATGGCGGCGGTGCGTGCGGTGTTCAATGCGATGGCGATGGCCTGCTTGCGCGGGCGGCCCGACTTTTCTTCCATCTTGATATTCTCACCGATGGACGTGCGGCTGTAACCTTTTTTCAACGGCATGGCATTGGACCCCTAGAAGGTTGAAGGGGGCGAGTTTCCCCGCCCCCAAAGATCACAATCAGGGAACCTGATTGAAGAGCAAGATACCCGACATTTCGGGCTGCTTGTTCACAACACCGAAGAACGTGTCCATACGATATTTCGTGATGGCGGTGTTGATGTCGTAGAACTTCTGCATCACCAGTTCGATGCCCTGATCGGTGGTGCCACGCATCACGTCAACGCCAGCGTTGGTCGGGATTGCGTAACGGCCCGGCAGGATTTCCAGAGCGTCTTTCTGCCAGAACACGTTAATGTCGGCAGCGTCCACGTTCAGGATGGTGACGGTCGAACCGTTGGCCGGGGTGGCCGAGACGTTCTTGTACTGCAGTTCAGCATCGGTGCCGCCCTGAGCCGAGATGATCGGCGGGGAGATGACAACGGTGTTGTTGCCTGCAGTGCCGCCACCCGAGGTGATCGAGATGATGCGGAACGTCTTGGCCTGGCCAGTGTCGCCCTTGGTGATGTGATGCAACGCGTTGACCGAGGCCAACTTGAAGCAGTCACCAACGCGCACAACAGCGCCAGCAGCCAACGTGATGTTGAGCGACTGATAACGGTTGTCCACGTTGTTGGTTTCACCCGTGCCGGCGGTCGAGGTCGCACGCGGGGTGTAGTACTGGTTCGCACCGTTGATGGTGATGTCACCGACCGGGGTGGTGTTGCCCAGGATGCGGTTGGCATAGTCCATCTTGTAGGTCTGGAAGCCAGCGACTTCACCGACGAACGAACGCTCATAGGCGGTGGTCGGCTTGCCCGTCATGGTCTGACGGCCAGCGAGATCCGACGCCATGCCGTTATACGAGCGCGAAGACAGCGCCAGATAACGGTCGAACATCTGCACGCCCTGCTCGTTGAACACGGCATCGCATTCAGCCACGTCCGAATAGCCGCCGGCAGAGCCGGAACGGGTCACGACCATCGTGGACTGAGCAGCAGCCACGTTCATGATGGCGACGTTGATGTCCGAAGCAAGTTTCTGCTTTGCGGAGTCACCAAGGCGGCCTTCCTGCAGTTGGTCACGCAGTTCCAGAGCGTCCAGAGCAAACGGCACGGTCTTGTTGAAGCCGAGAGTTGCCGGGACAGCAAGCTGCGTGAAGTCAACGAACTGCGACGAGATGTCGGTGCGCGGTGCGCCGTTGATCGAGGTCGCAATGTAGGGCTGCGGACGCCAGATCACGTCGTTGGTGCGTTCCATCATCGAGCCGTCGGTGTTGTACACCGACACGTTGCGCGACATAACAAGAGCGTCGTTGAAGCCTTCGAGGATGTTCTCGAACGCTACGCGCTCTTCCTTACTAAACGAGTTCGCCATTTTAGCGGTCCTTCATGTGGGGGTTTAGCCCTTGGCCTTCTGCTTCTTATACTGGAAAACCTTGGAATAGTCGCCAGTCTTTTCTGCTTCAGACCGCAGGCGGTCGAGGGTGCTGTCAACCGCGCCAG